AGAGAAAGCAGTTGTGGCATCCTCAACAACCGGTGATTCATTTTCAGGTGTGCTTTTGGGCATTCCTGGAGCCAACTCTGCGGCCGCAACAATGGTAGATGGTTTCCCAATGGCCAAAAACGGAGAGGCCACGAGAGCATTATCGGCGGCAATAACCTCATCGACCTGTAACGGATTGTTTTTTGGATCACTGACTTTTTTATTTTTGCCATGGTACACAAAGGTTGTCATGTTCATGGGCATACCCGAACTGTGGGCATTGGTGCTACTAGCATTTGTCACTGTTGGTTTTGTAAGCACTAGGAAATATGTTAGAAGTACACTTGCTATCGTTTTAGGAGTGATCATAGGACTGATTGGTGTTGATGTAAATAATGTTCCACGTTTCACAATAGGTTGGAGATATCTTGAAGACGGTGTGCAGATACTACCTTTCGTTGCAGGACTGTTTGCCATACCAGAACTTTGGAATGGCTGGTTCAACAGAAAAACCACCACAACGATCAAAGCAGAACATGGCAGTTGGCAGGATCTTAAACAAGGCGTTATAGATACTATTATTTGTTGGAAGGATAGCATTAGAGGAGGAGCTATAGGTTCTTTCATAGGTCTGCTACCCGGACTGGGGGGTGCAATGGCAGACTGGCTGGCATACGGTGCCACGGTCGCGGCAAATCCCAAAGAGAAGTTTGGTGTTGGCAACGTCAAAGGCGTTATAGGTGCTGAGGGGGCCAACAACGCACAGAAGGCCTCATCATTTATTCCAACAGTGCTGTTCGGTATACCTGGTGCAAGTTTTGCCGCGATACTGATGGGACTGTTTTTATACCTGGGCATTGACCTGGGATCACCTGATACATTTTACGACGACAGATTATTTGACAGCATGACTTTTGCTTTCCTATTAGGAACAATCATCACAGCTGTCATTTGTTATGGACTGGCATATTTCGCAGGATGGGTGACACGTATTCCATATGTGTACTACTTTCCTTTCATACTTGCTGTGATTGTCTGGGCAACCTTACAGTATACAGGCGGGTGGGAAGACCTTGTCATGCTTTTAGCATTCTCTATCATGGGACTGCTATGTAAAAAATTCCAAGTCAGCAGGCCAGCACTGCTTATAGGTTACCTGTTGAGTGACAGGATATACAATCTCACTTATCAACTAACATCACTCCATACGGTAAATGATTTAATTACAAGACCTATCTTTATTTCTATAATTGTCTGTGTTATACTATTACTGTATTTGGGAATAACAAAAAGGAGTAGGCTAGACTATGCTTAAGAAAACAATAATGGCGTTGGTGTTAATGACAACAACAGCCTTGGCAGATTACAATTTAATCGTGCCTCAAAAACCATCTGGTGGAACTTCTGTGTGGGCACAGATAGTTGTGGCAGAATGGGAGAAACATCTAGGTGAAAAGATCAACTTGATCTACAAGCCAGGTGCAAGAGACCAACTAGGACCAAACGAGTTCCAAAAAGAACTAAGGTTCGACGATAAGACGATATTAGTATCACATGGTGGTAATGGTATATCTTACCTTGTAGAACCTGTGGAGTACGATTACTTTGATTGGGAATCGGTAGGACACATGAACCTAAATATCATTGTGGGTGCTAGGAATAAGGCAGATACAAAAAACGGACCTATACAGTTTCCATCAGGATCTGGTATGACTCCAGAGATAATGGCAATCGTTATGTTGCTTACAGGACCCAACGGTGATCCAATAGAAACATTTGAGAACAAGATTGTATGGGTAAAAGGAATGAAAGGATCTGAGAGAAGACTTGCATTCATTAGAGGTGACTTGAACGCCACAAGAGAAAATCCTGCCGCATACAAAAAACACGTGATGCCGATTATAGGTAAAGGTGATGCATACACTTGGTTCCATCATGGACTACTGAATGTAAAAACTGGTGAACACGATGAGGATCCAAACTTCACAGAGCCAACATTCGAAGCACTGTATGAATCCACGTACGGTGTTGTACCGAGTGGTGACTTTTATGATGCATACAAACTTGTGAAGAGTTGGAGAGATGCACTACAGAAAGCATTCTGGGTCAACAAGGGAAATCCAAACAGGGCTAAACTTGTTGCCGCATTAGACAAAATGATAAATGATCCAGAGTCAGTAGCCGCTATCGAAAAGAAAGTTGGCAAGTACGAATGGAGAACAGGTGCAGAGGGTGACGCCGCAGTAAGTACACTAAAGTCATTTATTACACCAGGTGCTTTAAAAACACTATCTGATTTTGGAAAGAATCAATTAGGTTACAATGCAATCTATAAGGAGGAGTTGACCAAGTAGATGTATATTTTATTTACAGGGGCACCGGGATCAAAGTGGAGCAGTGTTGTCAAGAACATCTATTGGAGCAATGACATAGACCACACGGACTACTCAGAGCAGAGACGCTACTTCCACGATGCCGATACCCCTGGACGCAAACACCTTATGCACATTGGTGCGTACTGGGATCCGGGCATGGAGTTCGAAAACACCGACTGGGATGGCCCGTTCTCTGGAAAAGGCAAAAGGATCGTAAAGTCACACACTTTTGCACATCGACTTGATATTCTAAAACAGTCCGGACACCCTGTGGTAATGGTACACAGAAACGATCATGAATGTATGGAGTGGTGGAAACTTTGTGGAGAGTTCAACATCACATACCCAAACTATAAATGGTTCAAAAATCTGGACACCATGTGGGATCACATCCAACGTGAGAACAGAGATATCATGGATTTCGTTCATAGTAATCGAGACAGGATAACCAAAGTCAAAGACAATGTTGATCTATGTCGGCTGTTAGGAATAAGTTTTCCTGACACAAAAGGAAGGATACATAATTACGCAGACAAAGACACAGCGGTATATGTTTTTACGTAGGCTTACAGTATGATATTTTCAGTTACAGGAGAACAATTCAATCTTGGTTCGCACTTCTTGATCTGGTCAGTGCATTATCTTTCCTCACAAAAAACCTACTACAGGCAACAAGATCAAAGCACAAGAACCATTCCCGAAAATCCTTTGACCGATGGCACTGCTCATCGATTCTTCATGAATCATTGTAGATCTGAGGAATCTTATCAAAAAACATTTGAATTTTTATCTAATAGGACAGGCCTGTACCATTTAAAAGACACTCCTCGAAAGAAAACTTTAGAAGAGTCCAACAAAGACATTGCTAAATTTCATGTGTTTATGGCAGACAAAAATATCAAAGTCCTTAACACAACCTGTGATGATCTTCAACATTTGATTGCATTTTTAAGGTTCGATTATCAGATTGCCAACTGGCAACACGACATGAACAAGGTCAAGGAGCACTGCAGACATTACTGGCCTGATTTCTTCAAAGACCAAGAAATATATCTGGATAATCTTAACAGTTGGCATGATATCAGAGAAGGAATAGCTTTCAATCTAAGGCCGAATGATCTGAAAAGATCTGTCCCTAATAGAATTGTACATGAAAATATTTTACATCATAGGTTTGAAGATTTTTTACAAGATGGAAAGAACACTATCAAAAAGGTGCTAAATTTTTTAAACTTATCCTACAATGATTCAGTAATTGATAATTGGTGTGATACACACGCTCAATGGAGTAACTATTTAAAACATTACATTTATTTCTGTAATGACATAAATGTCATAGTAAGCAATATTGTATTGGATAGGCCTATGGACCTTACAAAATATAAGATGGATGTGCTTAAAGAAGGGGTTTTGTTACACTTCCTAATGTTTAAACATGATCTTAACATTAAAATAAAGACTGAAGTCCTGCCAAAAAACACCAAAGAAATATTAGAACTTTTAGGAAAAAATCAACGAACTGGATTAGCAAAATTATATGACAGAGAGTAACTGGGAAGAGTCTAAAAAGAAAAGCACATATCACTTCAATAAATGGCATGTAGATAACGGCTGTATCCAACATTTAGGAAAATTCACAGGTGGGTGGCAAACAGAATTACAGGCGGTTATTAATGATGCCAAACCGTTAAATTGGGCAAATCGTAGACAAGGCACAGGAAGAGAAAAAACCAACATTAATATTGAAGCGGAGGAAAATGATTTGCTTATGGCAGGTGCTAACCCCAAGATGACAATATACAGGGGGCTAAAAGATTATACAAAATGTCCCACTTTACAAAGGATGACTGACTATTTTTCACTTGAATCTGTAAAAAGCAAACTACATATACAGTTCACCGGAGAGGTTCTGAATATGCATATAGACAAGTTGTATGACCTGGACGCTGATCCTAAAAAGATTATTAGAATAATGGTTATGTTACAGGACTGGGAACCTGGACAATTTATCATGTATGGTAATCAACAGTTTTCAAAGTGGCGGGCAGGCGATATTCACACATTTGACTGGCCAAATATTCCACACGCCACTGCCAATGCAAGTAACAAGCCACGTCCGATGTTGGTTATCACAGGTGTTATGTCTGAAGCAACAAAAAGTATCCTCGCAAAGCCCATCAAGAAAAGGCTTTAACCTATATCATAAACAATATATAATGTGAGTAATGAACAAAAAAATCTTTGCAAGATTGGTCGCAGATACACACGACAATGTAGAAAAAGTAAGCCAACCATACATATTGGAAACTTTTGGCGTCAAAGTAGACAGATGTGATTCACTTGGAAAATATGCAGAGGCCATAGACGACGCCTGCCTTCACAGGTACTTTTCGAAATATTGGCAGAACGACATGAAGAAATGGAAATATTCTGGTGTCGCTTTAATAGACGAGGTCAATAGCCTAAAGCCCAGGTCGGTGCTTGACGTTGGTTGCGGCTACAACGAGTTTAAAGGAAAGATAAGAAACTTAATTGGTATTGATCCTTACAATGATCTTGCCGACTTGAAAGTTAGCACCCTTCAGTATAAAACAGAACAAAAGTTTGATGTAATTTTATGCCTTGGGTCTGTTAACTTTGGAACCCGTGAAAAAATTATAGCAGAAGTTTCAAGATGTGTTAACCTATTGGAAGATGGCGGAACAATGTTCTTTAGAGTCAATCCAGGGCTATCTCATGACAAACCAGAATCCGAGTGGATCGAGTTTTACGCTTGGAATGTTCCATTTATAATTGAACTTTCTGATATGTTTAATTTGAAAATATTAGATATAAGAGACGACACTAATCAACGTAAGTATTTTATATACAAAAAATGAAAACACTTTTAATAAATGGCTGTAGTTTTGGCCCAGAACAATATCAAGAACTCGAAAAATAGCTTTTAAACTACCTAGATAAGCTATAACCACTAGACTTTTGCTTTAATTGTGTTACAATAATGTGTAAATACCTACAATGCAAAGACATACTAAAAGTTTATTAGAAGAATTGAGCTCAATGCCTTTAAAAAGGGATAAGGAAGAGGTAGTGGAGAGCCGTGCCTCTCATATACTGGAGTCCGCAATCAGGCTAATGACATATATCAGGGAAAACTTTGATCAAGATACCGCGTTCAAACTCGAAAAAAAATTTAATTCAGCAATTAAAAACATGGACGCATCCAAATTCAGCAAAGGTGTTGCACGTATTAAAGAGAATAGAGACGTCAAAGAAAACGTGCTAAAAATAAAAGACGGCGAATACAAAGAGGACTAATCATGTTGATAGAAGATGTCCTTACAGAATTCAAAAGGACACACCTAGAGCATATAGAAGACATCGTAATTACAGATGGTTATGAAGGCGGTAAGGCCGTGCTTGATTATTTCAGAGGTTTATTGCTGACATTGAAAGGCACCAGCTCAGAAGCAATGAGTGTGTCAGTCAAATGGGACGGGGCACCTGCCGTTGTGTGTGGAACCAATCCGGACAATGGAAGATTCTTTGTAGGTACTAAATCGGTCTTTGCCAAAAACGCAAAGGTAAATTACACAAAAAAGGACATTGCTTCTAATCACGGCACTGACGATCTCGGACAAAAATTACTAAAGTGCCTGGTACACTTGAAAAAATTAAACATACAAGGTGTTGTGCAGGGAGACCTGTTGTTCACCGACGAAGACATCACTCGAAAAAATATAGGAGGTAAACCTCACCTCACATTTACTCCTAACACAATAACATATGCCGTTCCAGAAGGTTCAGATCTATCAAAACAAATAGATAGAGCCAAGGTGGGAATTATTTTTCATACAACTTACACTGGAGAATCTTTGGCAGAAATGGACGCACAGGGCGGAGCAGATGTAACCGGCTTTACAAAAAGCGATGACGTGTTCTTTGATAATGCAACCTACAAAGATGTGTCAGGCAGTGCAAAGTTTACCGATGAAGAGACAAAACAATTTTACAATTCAATAGAAAAATTAGAAGGCTTGTTAAACAATGTTCCAAGGAATCTTTCAGCCGTACTAGGACAAAATCAAGACTTTATCCCTACATTTCAACTGTACATTAATGCGATGGTCAAACAGGGAGAACTCCCTAGCGATGTCAATAATTTTTTACAGGGCTTTAGAAAATTTTATGCAGATAGGATGCAACAACAGATCGCAGGACTCAAAGCACAGAAGGCGTTGCAACTGAGACAAGACAAGATGAAACAGATGCCGGTTTTTCTTAACAGAGCTAAAAAGCCATTACAGGCGATGTTAATGTTTTACAAGGCTGTGCAGACGATGAAAGGGTTTGTACTTAAGAAAATGAATCAAGCTATGGCAATAGGTTCTTTCTCGCAAACAGATAGTGGATTGGAGGTGACGGAACCTGAAGGTTTTGTGGCGGTAGATAAATCAGGCAACGCTGTCAAGTTGGTTGATAGGTTAGGATTCTCAAGACGTAATTTGACTGCTGTCAGCAAATTCAAGAAATAGGTTCAAAGTTTTATTAATCTCAAGACTCAATTTTTCTTTATTAAAAAAATTATCGTAGTTGTATTGTCTAAGTGCTTTTGTTTGTAGGTATATGTCCTGCCAGGGTGCATCACGTAACCTATCGCATACGTCAGCAATGGTGTTGATCCTCATATCAGGATCTCTATCTAAATCATATACCTCTTCAAAATAATTATTGAATGTTCGGAATCCCATCTCTCGTAGCCGCTGTAGATATAGATAATTGCCATGCACAATAAAAATGTGTTGTGCTATGATTGGTTTCCAAATCTTTTCAGTCATAAAAATTTCTGTATCGTTGTCGTTGGTTTCGGATACGATGCTACAAGCAGTGTCGTTATATGGCTTTTCATAGATGTCTTGATCCATGCCGTACGGAGGATAATCTTGGGCCCATGGTAATTCGTATTCCTTTGGCAGTTTCCTGTCGGGCCAATACGTGTACAAACTTTTCTTTAATGTGCCTGTGTTTGAAAGTTTTTCAAACATTTTCACCCTGTTCCTCCTAGGATTTTTATTTAGATACAGGAAGTCATACTTCTTCTGTGTATGATCAAAAGCATACTTTTTGTCTTTGTGTTTGTGATACATGTGCGACCAGAACCATGATACGCCACCTGTCCATTTTATATGTTTAATTTTTAGACTAGGATAAAGTTCGGTCTGTGCAATATTGTCTTCGGACTCCCATGGTGTAGCAGATATAAACACAAACCCCTGGCTATGTAGTAGTTTACATCTCCTTTCAAATTCTATTTGGAACTCATCATTATCTTTTAGTCTGTGGTTGTCGTGGCGGACATCAACAATCGCTAATCGCCTGTCGTAGCTCTCAAGGTCATAGTTGTGTAGACGGTAGTATTCTGATTCTAAATCAAAAGTCTGATCTTGTAGGCTGTGTGAACTGATGAACTGTTTAACCTCCTCATGTTTACCAGTTTTCATGAGATCTGTTAGAATAAAATTTCTTTGCATCTACCCTATAAATACCTATATGTTAACACCTTTTTTAAAGTATGTATCAGAGGGCAAGGTCATAAGGAAATTTAGTGACCTACAGCGATACACGTTCCCGGAAGTAACTGAGAGAATATATCTAAGTTTCTTGGCTTTAGCCTTAATGAGCCAAGAGAAGGCCACCAAATCATTCACAAATTCTTATGCCAAACAAACAATGGCAAAAGGCACGTTTGACCAAGTAAGGATGATCAACAATGACCTTGCAAACATGTTGGCTATTGTGTCTGGGGATCCAGAAATCACAAAGAAATTGAAAAATAAAAATCAAGCCCAGGCCATGAGACAGCGACAACCTGTTCCAATAATGGCAGTAAGAAGATATCTAAGAACTTTCGATGACCATTACAAAAATTTAACCCAGTTTGAACGAGCTTTGAATATTAGTGATGCAAACTATCGGAATGTTAGAAGAAATATTGCCAACTTCAAAAGTCTAACCACCAAAGAAAGATCAAAAACCATTGCTAGGTTAAAACAGATGTTACAATCAAAATTACCAAATACCGACATACAAAGGAAATTCAAGGAGCTGTAATCATGGAAAGTAAGGTAGAATATATATGTGAGGACTGTGGTTGCGAACAGCACTGCAGACAGTCTTGTGGGGAATGCCTTGACTGTCCGGACTGCTTTTGTCAGGAATGTGATGCCGGACGAGAATAGTTTTTGGGTGCTATATGGTCAGCATAAAGAACCAACGTTTCTCGAAGATGCCGGTAACGGACAGAAGCTCCAAAGAGATACCGCACTTGAATATGTAAAAAGTTGGCGTGTTTGCCTGGACATAGGAAGCAACATCGGCCAATGGACTAGACCACTCGCAGAAAAATTTGATAGTGTGGTCTGCTTCGAACCTAACCCAAATTTCAGAGAATGTTTCACCAAAAATATTAAACAGAAGAATGTGGTGCTTTGGCCATATGGGCTTTCAGATAGATCACACAAAGCAGTGCAAGATTTCAACAGCACAATGTTGAAGGAAGGTGATGGAGATATTGAATGTAGAACTTTGGATAGTTTCGGACTAACCAACGTAGATCTAGTAAAGATAGATGTTGACGGTTTTGAAGTGCCATTGCTGAATGGTGCAAAAGAAACGTTATCTAACAATAATCCAGTTGTTAACATTGAGATGAAATGGAAAAGGAAACACATAGTTTTCGAGTGTGAAAATATATTGTTTGGTCTGGGCTATCGGCACGTCAAAAGGACAAAAAGTGATGAGATTTGGATGAAATCGTAATATTACAGCATAATTTACCAACTTTACCAATAAATACTTACAACTTGATTCCTGAGCGGAATCACGTCATTTAAATCAGATAAAAGGAGGATTAAAAATGGCATACGACGGAACAATACCAGCAGGCGGTCCAGGAAACTTTGTTTCACCTAATACAGCTCAAGAGCATGAAGGTGTAGCAGTTGACTTTATCACTGTTGATTACATATCTGACGTTTCAGGTGAGGTTACTCACTCATTAGCGTCGGCAAACACAGCGGCTCTTAAACTATCTATGGAAGCTATCCAAAACCAAGGTGTTAACATCTTAGGTAATGGTGTTCTAAGTAATTCAAACACAGAACAAACTTACATGGTTAGAAGAGACTCACTAGACACAATCAGTTCAACTACAACTGTAGCGGCAATCCAAGCGGCAATCAGAGCATTGGACGGATTAACTCCAGATAAAGTTACTGCAACTATATCATCTGCTACAGCGGCTGATAGAGACATGGGTGACACATCTGTAGGCGCATAATAACATTTGAAGGAGAAATAGAAAATGGCTTATGATACTAGTAAAGTAGCAGGTGGAAAAGGTAACTTCTCGCTGAACCAAAACTTTGAAGTAGAAGGTGTTGACGTAACATTGTTAACAGTTGACTTCATCAATGACATGTCAGCAGAGACAGGAGACTTAACTACAGGCTCTACAACAGCAGGTCTACAAATGGTTAGACATGCTTTCGAACACCAAGGACTAAGAATCTTAGCAGAAGGTCCATTGGTTGATTCGGACACACAAAAAACGTACATGGTAAGAACTGACGCTTTGGACAGTCTATCAAGTACAACAACAAAAGCGGCGTTACAGGCATACATTAGAACATTAGATCAATCTAGTTCTAGTTTCCCTGGAATTGCGGCAGACATAACAGGTGCAACAGTTACAGAAACTAAAATTGGTATCTTAACTGCGAATGCTGTTAGTTAATAGTTAAAGCATAAGGAGAAACTAAAATGCCAGCAACAAGTAACGCAACAGCAAACATGAGTAGAAGACAGTCGTTCAACGGCAAAGGCATCACTTTCATAGAAATGATGTTCGATGACGAAGTAACAACTACAGCTACTACTCCTGACACTAAAGGTTCAGTGTTTAATGACATGAGCACATTGGTAGGTACTTTCGGTACTATCCTTGCTCAATCATACACACTGGCGGCGAAAGCAACTGAAAAAGACGCGGCCGCGGCGGCGTCAATAATTGAAGACGAACTTTGTGACTACTACACTTTTATGGTAGAAGGCACACCAGGTCAATTCAATGCGGCAGACTCAACAGGAGACATTAATTTGGATCCAGGTGCGAAGGAAACTTCAGACCCAGGAGTCATTGCAGACGCAGAAACAGACATCGAAACTGAAATTTTGGCGAGAATCGCAGGAACTTCAGACTCAGCAGGTGGAGTTCACGTAGACGTGAGATTCCTACCAGCAGACGGTGTTCATTCAGACGGTGTTGATGAAGTATACGGTTTTAACTCTGCAAGAGTTAACGCATAATACTTTTTAAATTACCAAAGGGCGGATTCTATTATTGAGTCCGCCCTTTTTTTGTGGCTTAAATATCAAAAAAGGAGAATTTTATGATTAAAAAATTCACAGTTGAGATAAATGTCGGAGACATCGTTGAGATAGGTAGAATGCACTTGGCCAATCAAGAAATAAAAGCTATAGAAATAGACAAGTGGGGACATCCGGTAATGGTTTTAGAAAGTGGTAGAAAAAGAGGCCTCTTTAATTATAGATTAAAAAAACTAATACCTGACGACGTTGTTAGGAAACAGGAACCAGCCGACATTGTGATGACTAAGGAGCAATGGGCAGAAGCCGAAAGAAAAATAAAAGAATCTCAATCTAAATAGACTGTTTTCAACATCTTCACATGCACGAGTATAGAATACACACACTGGTTGATATTACGGAGAATGGAAACCTCAAGCAGGCATTTCCTTTTAAGACCAAGCACGGTGTAGTCGTAGAAGACAAGCAATCACTGACCATTGCTCGTAATCAAAACGCAAATTTCAACACCTTATTACAACTGTTACAGTTGCGTGGTAACATCACGTGGGAACTGCCACCGCAGAGAGTAGAACTGTTGTCACTTGGCAACCATGACTTTGGTTCATATTATGAAGGTGGTCATTCTACATGGCACTTCCAGTTCTTTACTGAACAGACTGATATTTTTGGAGACCAGACAGACCCAACGGAAAATTTAGTGGAGGATTTTAATCTAGTGCCTATTATGTCGGAATGTAGCAACACTGCACATTTTCCGATACAGACTTTCGTAACTAAGGATCTCTCTGGCACCAGCCAGCAAAAGGTTATTTCTGCACTCGCAGGCGGTGTTATAAACACCTACTTTTCCTATGCAGGATATCAAGATAAATAATACTATAATTTAGGCACAAAATAAAAAACTATTAAAGGCACACACAGGCAATGACCCAGGCTCATGTACAGGCTCTACTAATGGAGGTACGAT